AAGCGGAAGCACAGGAGTTAATGGCCCAACTGAAAGGTGAAGTTCCGGCCCCTCAAGAAGAGGAAACGCCAGAGGAAGTTCAACTAGAGGTTGACCTAGAGGCACCCGAAGAGCCATCGGAAACTGCCCAAGAAACTGTGGAGGCTCCCGTTGAGGACGAGCGCGGCGAATTGTCCGATACGGAGTTAGCCATTAAGAAGGCTGACGAACGCTACAAGAATGCGCAAAGGAAGATGACTCAGGCGACCACTGAGGCTAAAGAACTGCGACGTATGAACGAGCAGGCAACGGCCGAGTTAGGTGAACTGAAGCGTCAGCTTGCAGAGAAAGACGTCGATCTGGAGAAGTTGAAGCAAGTCAGGGAAGAGTACCCAGACTTAGCGGCACCAATTTTGGATCAGATGGAAAGGACGCAAGCACAAGTTGCCGAAACCAATGCCGAGCTTGAAGAACTCCGGCAGATGCGGAAGCAGGAACAGATTGATCTTGCTCAAGCCGAACACATGGCCCGCATTAGGGAAGCGCACCCTGATTTGGACGACATCGTTCAATCGGGAGACTGGGCTGACTGGCTGGAGATACAGGACGCGCAAGTTCAGAACTGGATTGAAGCCGGTTCATCGAACGACGTAAACGCGGCTTTGTATAAGTTCAAGAGCGACATGGGATTCGGACAACCGACGCCGCAAGAGCGGGTACTGGAGAAGGCGAAAGCGGCGGCAGAGCCAAAGCTCCCTAAATCCAGAAAGCCCGATACTGGTGCTGGACAAACTGTCTGGTCTGCGGCGGACATCAAGCGGATGTCGCTTCGAGATTTTGAGGCGAACCAAGATGCACTGATGGATGCGTGGAGGCAGGGCAAGATCCAGCGTTGATTAACTCTTGCATAGAGGTATTTAACAATGGCTATTGGCGCAGGTGCTTCAAACTTTACTTACGCGAGCGGACAGGCTGGTTTCATTCCAGAAGTTTTCTCAAAATTATTGCAGGCGAAGTTCTACAGTTCTTCGGTTCTTCCTGCTATTTCAAACACTGACTACGAAGGCGAGATCTCTGGTCAGGGCGACAAGGTACACATCCGTACCGTGCCCGCAGTATCCGTTGCCGACTACAATGGCTCAATCAGCTACGCTGATCTGACCACCAGCACTGTCGAGCTTCTGATCGATCAGGCTAAGTCGTATGCGTTCAAGATGGATGACGTTCTGTCTGCGCAGGGCGACATCGATATGCTGGCAGAGGCCTCTCAGGACGCCGCTGAGTCTATGCGTATCGCAGTCGAGACTGACGTTCTGGCTAACGTCGTAACTGGCGCAACCACTATTGGTTCTCAGACTACGATTACTGCCAGCAACATCCTTACCAGCATCCTTGACATCGCTAAGGACTTGGACGAGTTGAACATCCCTGAAGAGGGTCGTTATATCGTTCTGCCTCCCAGCATGATCTCTCTGCTCAAGCAGAGCGAACTGCGTCAAGCGTACCTGACTGGTGATGCGACTTCGCCTCTCCGTAACGGTCAGGTGGGTCAGGTAGACCGCTTCACGGTTTACCAGAGCAATCTGCTCTACACCCCATCGTCTGGTACTGATGCTACTTACACCCACGTTCTCGCGGGTCACCCGAAGGCAATCACGTTCGCTTCTCAGTTCACTAACACTGAGACCGTTCGTCTTGAGAGCACCTTCGGCGACGGCGTTCGTGGTCTGAAGGTATATGGCCGCAAGGTTGTAACTCCAGACTGCCTCGCTGTAGGTAAGTGGAAGGTCTAAGGACTGAGCAGGGGGAGGTCTTCCTCCCCCTTTTCACTTTAAGGAGAGGAAAGTGGAAGAAGGGAAGACAGAGAAGGACGACCTGTACATTGAGGCCAAGGAAGATTTCAACGTCACGCTCGACAGGAGAGCGACGTTAGCAGATCTCCAAGACCAAGTTGACAGGCTCCGCAAGAATGGGAAACAGCCGGAAAAGGTTTTGCCTGCAAGGATGCCGAAGAAGCTTCGTAACGTCGTTACTGGAAATGTATTCGAGTACGACCCGATCTTTGCAAAGAATCCCGATCTGGAAGTAATTGAATGGGAGACAGTGGATGGCGACGACTAAAGTAAATGACATACTTGATCGTGCCAGCATAATCCTTCAGGACACTTCAAATACTAGGTTTGCTAACGCAGACCTTTTGAAGTTTTTTAATGACGGTCAGCGCGAGGTCGTTATTTATCGTCCTGACGCTAATGTTACCAACACAAATTTCACATGCGCCGCCGGAAGCAAGCAGGCCTTGCCTTCTGACGCGCTTCGTCTTATCGACATTACGAGAAACGTAAGCGGTAGGGCTATCTGTCAGATCAATAGAAAGATGCTGGACGAGTCGTTACCCGATTGGCACAACTCCACGGCTGATGCCACTCGTAAGATTGAGAACTTTATTTACGACTCATCTGACCCCAAGAATTTTTATGTTTATCCGGCGGCGGAAGCTTCGTTTCAAATAGAGGTTATCTACAGCGTATCTCCAGCAGACGTGACTTTGTCCAACTACACGTCGGATACAACCACGATCTCGCTGGATGACACCTACGCGAACTGCCTACTGGATTACATCTTGTACCGCGCATATCAGATTGATTCTGAGTTCTCCGGAAACGCAGAGAAGTCTCTTATGCACTATCGATCCTTTACGAATGGTCTGGGCGCTAAGACTCAAGGCGACTCTGCCGCCGACCCTAGAGTGGGAGCCATGCAGTGAAGTATTTAGATATTTCAGAGTTTGTACGAACGGAGGCGCAAGGCGCTCCGGAGTTTCTCATTGAGCGGGCCGTCAGAGAGGCGGCGATTGATTTCTGCGTTAAGACTGACGTGTATCGGCTGGAGCCGGAAACGATTCAGATTATTGCTGGGATCGAAGAATACGACCTGACCATTCCTTCTGGCACTGAGCTAAATCACATTATCGATGTGTATCGTGGCAGTCGGACTTTACAGCCGGTCTCATATTCTCGACTGCTCGAAGTCAGGGGTGATGGAACCAGTACGGGCCAGCCTCGGTGTTACTCACAAAGGGACAACACAGTTTTTTACTTGGCTCCCATTCCGTCTGCGGCAGAGACTCTTAGCGTCCTTTATTCGGTAAAGCCAACCCCAACGTCTACCAGTATCCCCGACACGATTGGCAAGGAATACAGAGAGCCAATCGTTCACGGCGCACTTTATAGGTTGCAGATGATGCCTAACCAGCCTTGGTCAGATCAGGGTAGTGCGCAGGCTAACAAATCTCTTTGCGACCAAAGGGTAGGTCAGGTAGTCCGCGAGGTTAGGTACGGGTATGGCGGCGGCTCTTTAACAGTTAAATCGAGGGCGTTTATCTAATGGCTTATTCAGACACGATCAACTTGGTCGTTGGTGACACGCTCCCAGAAGTGACGGTCACCCTCCGAGATTCAAATAAAGCGGTATCCGGACAGACTCTTGATCCGGAAAATTCAGAGACTTGGGATCCAATTAACTTGACGGGCGCAACGGTTCTTATGCGTATCCGCAAGGTTGGTTCAACCACAGTTTCCAGCACATTAACGATGACAGTTCCCAGCCCAGCAACAGATGGGAAGGCGTTCACAAACTTTCCCTCTGGAACGCTCAGCGAGGCTGGGGTTTTTGAGGCAGAGGTTGAGATCACTTACAGCAATGGCGGCAAGCAGACTGTTAATGACCTGCTGAAGCTGAAGATTAGGGAAGATTTTGACTGATGCTAAGAGCTTCCTACTCATTCTCTAGAGTAAGGGCTTCCGCAGAAAAGGCGGCAATTTCTTTCGCCTCAGATTCAGTAAACACAAGCCTCAGAGTTAGCTTCGCCGATATACAGGCTGGCCTCGAATACATCGGCTTGTCGGCAAGCTATCTTGTTATCGCTGAGTCTCTTAACCGATACCTTGCGGACTCATTGTCCGTCGCGGAACTGGTCAGTCTCACGGTTACAAAAACAGCCTCTGACTCCTTCAGCGTAACAGAGCTACTTGCGCAATCTGTAAGCAAGGCAGAGAGCGATATTTTTAGCGTCACCGACGTTTTCAGTAAGTCGGTAGATTATAGCCGCGCATTTACTGATGCGGCATCGATCGCTGAAATACATAGCTTTAGTTTTGGTTCATCCCAAGCGGACAGTCTGTCTGTTTCTGATGCGCCTTCTCTAACACCAGAGCTTAACAAAGACGATTCGCTCTCTATGGCCGAGTCGCTTACCAAGACTGTCGCTTTTGTCAGATTCTTCTCAGACGCATTTGCGATGGATGACTTGGCAAATATTGGAGATCTGTTAAAAGAAACGAATCTCGACAAGAGCAACGTCTTTGGCGTAACAGAATCCTTGTCGTACTCAGCGCAAAAGGCTGTGGCCGACACACTTCAGATGCAGGAAGAACTTTCCAAGGCAATGGCCTCGGATTTGGCAGACACGTTTTCCGTATCTGATGATCTTTCTTTTTCGGCTGACCTCGGCCTGACCGACTCAGCCTCAATGTCCGACTCGCCATCTAAGTCTGTTTCGTTTTCTGCGACAGATTCTTTTGGTGTATCCGAATCAATCACTGTGAGCCTGATTGTTGAGAGTCGCAGTGGATTTAACCAAGACGCATTTAATGCGTTCGCTTTTAACGAGTAGGGAGAAACGAAATGTTTCAAGACGACATGAAGATGACCGGACGGCTCATCATTTCAATTAACGGTAGCGTAGTTCAGGAAGTTGACAACTTAGTTGTGACTGCTGGTAAGGAATTTGTTGCCGCTCGCATGGTTGGCACGTCTTCTGATGTGATGGACAACATGGCAATCGGTAGCGGATCTACTGCGGCGGCGGCTGGAGACACTGCGCTTGGTAGTGAGCTTGACCGGCAATCGGCTACGTCCAGCGTTTCGGGTGCGGTTGTTACTTATTCTGCGACCTTTGGCGCGGGAGATGGCACGGGCGCAGTCACGGAAGCTGGCTTGTTCAACGCCGCGTCAGGCGGGTCAATGCTCTGTCGGACGGTTTTCAGTGTTGTAAACAAAGGCGCTTCCGACTCTATGACCATTAGCTGGGCAGTCACTGTTAGCTGATAAAGGAGCCTCCTGATGGCGGTTAAGTTCAGCAACAACGCCAAGACGACAATCACAGGTTCGCTGACTACGTCTGCGACGAGCGTGTCGGTTTCCGACGCCTCGAACTTCCCTACTCTCGGGGCGGGGGACTATACCTATGCGACTCTCGCAGAGGCTTCTACGCCTGCGAATTTTGAGATTGTCAAAGTCACCGCCATCAGCAGTAACACGCTGACAGTAACTCGGGCACAGCAGGGCACGACGGCGCTTTCGTTTGCGGCAAGCGACTTGTGTGAACTGCGTGTAACGGCGGGCCTCATGGAAGAGGCCATCGACGAGAAAACGACTGCTGACGAAGCAACCGCACTAGCTATCGCACTGGGATAAATCATGGCAAACATATTTAAAAATGCGGCTCTAGCGGATGTAAATAACTCTGCTTACGACACGCTGTATACCGCACCAGCGGCCACTACGACGGTTGTGCTTGGCTTGGCGATTGCCAATAAGAGCACCGCCGCAGTCACTGTCAAAGTGCAGTTTTCAGACTCATCCGCATCAACTGCGCATCAGCTAATCGAAAATGTATCGATTCCTTCCGGCACTACGCTGGAAACGCTGGCTGGTCAGAAGTACATCTTGGAGACAGGTGACGCGCTCAAGGTTCAGGCAGGCACAGCCTCTGCTCTGGATGTTGTTCTCGGCGTGATGGAGATCACCTAATGACTCGCTCCAGAGTAAAAAATGATTTTGCTGTAGGTCTGACCACTGACTCAATAGGACGGCTTACTACTGACCACACTATCACTAGCGGCGGCAGTATTGTTGTTGGTAATGACGGGTCGGTTACTGGCGCTGAGGGCGCTCAGATCGATTTGCGGGGCACTGATGGAACTACGTCGGTGTACTATTTTGACGTTGCTGGTACTCCAGAAGTTGGGCGGATTTTCACCGTCACCGACGATACTGATCTACAGATAGGACAGCTTGGCGGGACAGGTGGCGATGTACAGTTTTATGCTGGCGGCTCCAGAAAGGCTAGATTTGATAGTGATGGCTTAAAGTTTAACAACGACACTTCTGTAGAAAATGCGTTAGCTGATTACGAAGAAGGAACCTTTACGCCAACCCTCACGACATCAAATGGCGATCTTTCCGCAACGTACACTGTTTCAGGCGCGTATTATCGAAAAATTGGGAAAGCCGTTTACTTTCAGGTTTATTTTCAAACAATAGTAGTCACAAACGCAGGGACTGGCACCCCA